TGGGTGGGGGGGGCGCGGAGTGGCGCCTCCAGTATTGCAAGGTGACCGGCCATGTTTGCTGTGCCGAGTCGGCTGAGCGTTGGGAGGTCAAGTTCTCTGAGTAGTGCGAGAGGAATGCCCAATATGCCAGCGAGTTGGCCTGGGGTCACACTGTCCTCGCCGGCTACCACGTGGATGCCATATTCCCAGATCTGCTGTGATGTAGGCCATCGGGGTGGAGTGGTGGTTGGGGGAGGCACTTTCCCTGCCGGTAGGACTGGGGCAGGTGGCCGCCGGTTCCAAGCAGTGGCAAACCACGCACGGAAAGCGTCGCTGCGGACCCCGTTCATGACGCGGGTAGCAGTGCGTGGGTCTAGAGTTTGGAGGTATGGCCACCAGGCTTCTGCTACTGCTTGTATCCCTGGGGGATTGAGTCCGGACAGTGTGGCCGCGAGTCGGGCGTCCATAGGGGTGGTTTTCCCTGGTCGTCCTGGCCGCTGCCCCCAGTGGAGCGCCGGGTGTGCTGACAGGTTGTCTGAAAGCAGTGCATCCCAGCGCACGTTGTGGCCGAACTGCCAGCGGTACCAAATGTTGGCGCACCTGTGTATTGTGGCTGCGACCACATCTGGTTGCCCACCACGGTTGATGAGCTCGACGCCCACACGGACTATTGCCTCTGCCATTGAGTCAGCATCCGTGAGGCTGTCCTTGTACCAGTTGCCGTCTACGAATGCGACCACATTGGGAATGAGTGGTTGTGACAGGGACGCTGTACCATTGCACATTATCTGCAGGAATTCGTGGTTCCGACTTGAGAGCATCTGCTTGTGTGGGTTGAAGCGCCAGCCCAAGGCAGCCCCGACACCGTAATACATGAGGGCAACTTGTGGGGAGCTGAACCAGCTGTCCTCGTCATCGCCACAGATGTGTGTGGAGATGGGAGCCGTTGCCCGCCCCAGCAGCTCACTGAGCACATGGAGCTGCATCCCTTGGTATATTTTGTGTAGCAGTGTGTTGTCCCGTGCGGTATCGCGGTGCCCCGAAAAGAGCCCGTGTTGCGGCCGCCACCAATGATCACCGACGGATGCCCACCGGTTGTAGTGCGAGTGTGCGGTCCACATGGCCGCGCGTGCCTTGGAAGCTCCCAATTCTCTGTTGGGGTGCTGAAGCCACGCTCGAGCCAGTTGGTTGTTTAGCTGCCACAGCTCCCAGCTGCGATGTTCCTTGTTGAAGTCGGTGTAGTCGAGGCTGAGCCAGGTGCCCCCAGCCTTCTGCGTGCTGTTGTGCGCCTCTAGCCAGCCCAGGACATCGCGGGGTGTCTGGCGCGCGACCATGCCGCCCCAGCGCATAGCTCCTTCAATCCCGTGAGATGCCCACCCGGCGACGATGGTGCTACAGTCGCATGCCGCGTAGAGGGCACGCCGCTTGCGCCCCGCCTCGGGCTTTGTACTGCAGCGCGCTATGCAGTGGGGCTCCAGTGCCATGAGGCGCTCTGGAGTGTCAGCGGGCATGTAGGCATAGACCACTCTCTTGCCTGGGCGGTCGTTGGGCCCGTGGAGTGGGGTGCGGTGCGCATCCACCGCATGCCGGTTGCTGCTACTCCCCTTGGGAGTAGCGACCACCCGCTTGCGCCACCAGTCGGAGAAGCTGAGCAGCCTTGTATTGTACAAATTCCTTATTGTGTTGGTCGCAGCGAGGCGGGCATAATGCTCAAAAAGCCCCTGGTAGTTGAGCAGGCCAATGCACTCACTCCTCTGGTGGGGCGGTGGCCTGGCATTCTGCTGCTCGGCTTCCCAATCTGCATCTTGCAGGTCGCGCCCGCTTAGCTGTGCGAACTTCCGCAGGGTGAGGAGGAGGGCAATGTCTTGGTCGGGTGCATCTTGCCCTAGCAACCTGAGTTGGTCGAGCAGGTCCTTGATGTTGGGAACCCAGTCGAGATAGAATGTCCACTTGTTTGCGGGAGGGAGCCCTGCCTGCTCCAGGGGGGCCAAGCGGAGCCACAGTAGTGCTGCTACCACTGTGTGCTCCTCAAGGTGAGCGTTGAGCAGGCAGAAGTGCCGCTCGGACTGGTCGAGCGGGCGCAGCCCGTCGATCATCGCCAGCGTGACCCTGGTTTTGGCACGACCGAGCCCGGAGGTGTTTGTTTGGAGGCGTTGGCCCATGGGAATGGTGCCCGGCCAGGCTTCGAGCTCATGCATTGGAGCAGCCGCCCTGAAGGCATTGTCGAACCAGTCCCGCACTAGCGCTGGGGCCCAAGGGGCTGCCCAAGAGGCACTGCTGAGCCGTACAGCAGCAGTGTGCACTGTGCACCCCAAACAGCGCGTCCCATTGGGGGTGCGCTGGATGGCCAACAGGCGCTCTTGTGCCATCAGCAGTTGTTCCAGCTGTGTGTGGTTGCCATAAGTCACATGGGGCAGCTGGGCCAAGTGTGAGTAGGACAGGTAGCTGAGGCGCTGATATCCGGGGTCACGCGCTGCTATTGCCTCTTTGTGCAAGGCGAGAGTGGGCAAATAGACCTGTGCCGTCCAGCCAGCCGGGAGCTGGTCGGGCGAGTGAGCGAGCACAGGGACGCACCAATCCTCCTGACTTAGCTGCTGACGGTAGAGGCGGTTTAGTGTGTCCCACGCGTGCTGGCTGCGGAGTTGTGCTGCAGCTGCTGCTGTGTGGTCGTCAAACAGGTCGTCGATGTCGAACCAGCCTAATTTTCGTGCGAGGCAGGTTTTTCCTCCTCCTGCAGGGAGGATGAAGGCGATGGGACTGTGGTGGTTGTATTTGCCGCCAACTGCCCGCTTGGGGGATCCTGGGTGGACGGGGTGTCGGCACCACCTTGTGACTGTGATCCCATGGCCGGTTCCGGGCTTGGGACTGCCGCTGGGGAGTTGTCGGTGAAAGTGACCCCAGCTATCTCGTACTTGGCAGAAGCCACTTTTTTGCTTTTTTGCCGTAGTTTGGGCCCAGTGCGCACTTGTGAGCGAGTCGCCGCTCCTGGCTCCTCCCAGCCAGGCGGCCCAGATGGCGGGTCCCTGGTCACGGCGGGCGCAGCAGGTGGGACAGAGGCCTCCTGCGCCGCCTGAAAAGGGGCCGGCTTAGTGGGCTCTGGAGTGGTGTGGGGGGCGTGGACCGTGGCATTGGGCGGGTCTTCTGGCAGTCCAACTTCGGGCTGCAGGTTGGGTGGTGGGTGGGCGGGGGCCGTCTCAAGTGCCGCAGGGGGGGGAAGCACCTCTGAGGGGATGTTGGCGCTGGCGGCAGCCTGCGACGCCAATCGGAACATGAGGTCACGGTCGGCAGCTGTCGGCGCTGTAGAAGCAACCTCTAGCGCCATCGCCTGAACCCAACCCCAACAGGTGTAGTGGGACTCGGGCTCGACCCCCGCCATGAGCTGGTCCGGTGCCAGGTTGTTGAGGGCCCTAGCATAGTTGGCCACGGCCATGCGGTTGTGGAATTCACCCAGGTTCTGCGAGCGTGCCCGGAACCAACGCTCCCGCAGGCCAAGGATTGTGTCCCACGTTTTCTGCTGGCCCTGATCATTGAACCTGATGGTGGCAGTGGGGCGGCGGGGG